TTCCGCGGAGGCTACGTCGAGTGGGACAGCGGCCAGGGAGTGATCGAGCAGCGTGGTATCCAGCAGCACACCGGCAACCGCCTGGTCCTGGTGGGTGGCACCTCGCTGTTGGCTCCTGGTACTCGGGCTGTCGCGTTCCCCGGATGTGATCAGCTCATCCAAACCTGCAACGACAAGTTCAACAACACAGCGAACTGCGGTGCAGTGCCATTCCTTCCGGGCAAGTCGCCGTTCGACGGCGATCCCTGGTGGTAGGAGTCATCCATGTGGGTGCAAATCGCGATTCTGGTCGCGTCGTATTTGATCAGCAGCGCTACTTCTGCGAAAGCGCCGAAGCCGAAACCGGAGGCGCTGACTTCCGAAGATCTGCCTCAGACCGAAGACGGCACTGGCCACTACGTGATCTTCGGCGATGTGTGGATCGAGGACTGGATCGTCCTCGGTACCGGTAACGAGCGGATGAAGGCAGTCAAATCGAAAGGGTCGAAGAAGTGACGGATCTGATCATCACAACAGCGCATCTGCGCAGTGTGCCAGGGCTGACCAGCCGACCGGGCTACTGCGTATCCGGTGCGAGGGCCTGGTTCAACGCCCACGGCCTGGACTGGCACCGGTTCGTTGCCGAGGGAGTGCCAGCATCGGTGCTGGAAGCTACCGGCGACGAGCTGGCCCTACGCCTTGTCAACCACGCTCGTGCGGAGGCGGGAAATGGGCGGCCGTAGCAAAGCGCAAACGATGGGCTGGCGTTACTACATGGGTATTCTCATGGGGTTTGCGAGAGGCCCGCTTGACGAGATGGTCGAGATCAAGGCCGGCGACCGTACCGCTTGGAAGGGGTCGGTCAAGAGCAACCAGACCATCCAGATCCAGGCCGGTGAGTTGTTCGGTGGGGACAAGGCGGAGGGTGGCATCGCCGGGCCGCTAGACGTCATGTTCGGCGCCCCGGACCAATCCGTGAATCCTCGCTTGGCGGCGATGGTAGGTGGCCTGGTGCCCGCGTTCCGTGGCGTCACCACTGCTTTCTTCGACGGGCAACTCTGCGCGATGAACAAGTACCCGAAAGCCTGGATGAGCCGGTGGCGGCGCGCGCTGAACGGATGGGACGGTGGAGTTTGGTATCCCGAGAAGGCCGTGATCAGCCTTGCCGGCGGCGAGGTCAAGGCGATGAACCCCGCCCACATCTTGTTCGAATGCCAGACCAACCGCGACTGGGGCCGCGGCAAAGATCGCGGCCTGCTGGACCAGGCCTCGTATCGCACGGCCGCAGATACGTTGTTCGCCGAGGGCTTTGGTCTGTGCCTCAAGTTTCGCGTGGCAGACGAGTTGGACAACTTCGAGCAGACCGTCCTCGATCACATTGGCGCCACTCAGTTCCTTTCCCGCTCGACCGGACTCTGGACGCTGCGGCTGATCCGTGACGACTACGACGTCGCGACGCTGCCCGTATTCGATGAGGACAGCGGGCTGCTCGGGATCGACGAAGACAGCATCACATCGCTCGACGGCACGGCGAACCAGTTCGTCGTCGTGTGGCACGACCCGATCACCAACACCGACCGGCGTGCCCGTGCGAAGAATGCCGGCGCGATCCGCGCGGCCGGCGGCGTGATCACTACGACGAAGGAGTATCCGGGCCTACCGACCGGCGAGTTGGCCGGCAGGGTGGCGGCGCGCGACTGCAACGTGTCGACGTCGGCTATCCGCAAGCTCCAGTTGCGGCTCGATCGGCGCGCCTATGCGCTGAACCCCGGCGACGTGTTCTGCGTTCGCAGCCGGAAGCGCGGGATCGAACTGATCGTCCTACGCGCCGGAAAGATCGACTATGGCACCCTCACGAGGGGCACCATCGCCATCACCGCGCTGGAAGACGTGTTCGGACTGCCGGCAGCCGGGACGTCCGCAGTCCAGCCGCCGAACTGGACCCCGCCCGACCGCACCCCGCGGGTCATTGCGACCCGCAGGCTCATCGAGGCGCCGTACCGTGATCTCGCGGCGGCACTGAGCGATGCAGATCTGGCGCAACTGCAGCCAGAGACAGGCATCCTCGCGGCGCTGGGCATGCGGCCGTCCGGCCTGCAGATGAACTACGCGCTGCTCAGCCGCGTGGGATCTGCATCGTTCGAAGAGCGGACGTCCGGCGACTTCTGCCCGGTCGCGACGATCTCAGCAGATATCGGCCGGGGCCTGACCAGCGTCAGCGTCACGCTTGTCCAAGGGGTTGACCTTGACCTCGTCGAGGTGGGCTCGGCCGCGATGATCGATGACGAGATCTTCCGCGTCGACGCGATCAACGCCGCGGCCGGCACCGCGGTGCTCGCGCGGGGATGCGTCGATACGGTGCCAGCGCCGCATGAGGCCGGCGCGCTGATCTGGTTCTACGAGGATTGGGCAACAGAGGACACGCGTGAGTACGTGACCGGCGAGACAGTGAACGTGAAGCTGCTGAGCCGCACCAGCTCGGCGACGCTCGCAGAGAGCCTCGCGCCGGTCGACTCGCTGCGAATGAACCAGCGCCAGGCGCGGCCTTATGCGCCTGGCCGGGTGCTGGTGTGTGGTGTGGCGTATCCGACGAAGACCTACGGTGTGCTGACCGTGTCGTGGGCGCACCGCAACCGGCTGCTGCAGGCCGATCAACTGGTTGACTCGTCTGCGAGCAGCATATCGCTGGAAGCTGGCACGACATACACGCTGAGCATCTACAGCGGTTCCAGCCTGAAGAAGTCGTACACCGGCTTGACCGGCACGACCTGGACCTACCCGCTGGAGGACGACATAGCGCATGGGCTGCTGCCGGTGCTGCGCATCGTGCTGTTCAGCGTTCGCGACGGTCTGCAGAGCTGGCAGCAACACGATATCACAATCGAACGACACGGCCTTGGCTTCCGCCTCGGCGAGGAACTTGGAGGCTTAGCACAATGACTCTTTATATGGGACCGAATACCGGCCTGCTGATCAGTGGCGCCCCCGGTGAGGGGCATTACAACGAACTGATCCGCATGTTGCGCTGGGATGACTTCCTGCGCCAACCGGTCGTCAAGGGGCGCGTCGCCACACTGCCCACAACCGGCCAGGCCGAGGGGGACACGTACATTTTCACTGGCGCCGGCTCCAATCAGAACCGCCTAGCGCGCTGGTGGGCAACGGGTGCGACCACGCCCATTTGGGAGTACATGCCGCCCAGGTTGGGCTGGCGGGTGCAGGTGGCGAACGAGACGACGCCGAGCGGCCAGGTCAAGACGTATGAGTATTCCGGCAGCGCCTGGACTGAGCTGGTGGGCGGAATGGCCGACGCGCCGAGCGATGGAAAGCCATATGCCCGCGAAAACGGTGTTTGGGCGGAGCTGGGATCGGCGGCGAAATCGGCGCTCAACGTTCTGCCGTTCATGAACCTGATGCCCGACATGGGTCGCTTCGCGGGAACCGCAGCCAATCCGCTGAGTACGATGTTCACAACGTCATGGACTCCAAGCACCTTCATCAATGGCTGGAACGGCGCCAGCCTCGCAGATGGGGGAAAGTTCGCATTCGACAACAGCACAAATGGTGGGGCAGGGCCGGCGCTCAATGCGCGGGTGCAAGCACTGCTGGCTGCGATGGGCCGCACCTGGACATCCGTTTCAAGGTACGGGGTCGAGTTCTTCACGACAGTGCTGACAGCGGGGACACAGACAACTACCGGCTCGGCCGGCGCGGATGGGGTTACGCGGTATCTATGCTGCTCAAACGGCAGCAAAACAGTTTTCAACGCGGGCGCATGGGCGACTGTCGTCATGTGGCTGCGTGTCGAAAGCGGCTCGGCTCATATCTCCTCTGCGCCCTATACGACCCATCGCCTTTGGATCAATGGGGCTGTGGCCGCTCCGGGAGTTGTGTTGCCGGCGGGCCAGTGGGTGCATCTCAGGTTTTCGATGCAGTCGTATAACGGCTATGACAACGCGTGCCCGTATATCTACGCGGCCGCAGGGGCTCAGATCGCGCTCGCCTGTCCGGCGTGGTTCGGTGGCCTCGTCGATCCGGGTATCCATGTTGCACCCATCCTGACAATCAACGGAGCAAGCGCATGACCATGAAACGAGTTCTACTGAAAGGCGAGTTCTTCGCGGAATGGGATGGCACGCTGGACGAGGCCGCAGCACTCGCTGGCGTCCCGGTCAGCGACCTGGCGTTCCATCCCGACGACCTCCTCGCCGAGGTCCAGGAGCTGCGGCGCCAGGCCTATCGCACCGAGTCCGACCCGCTGCGCCTGGAGGCCGAGTTTGACGCCATAGCCGCTGGCGCCGAGCCGGACCTGGCGGCATGGGTCGCAGCTGTCCAGGCGATCAAAGCGCGGTATCCACTACCTGAATAGGTAGTTGTGATGGCGTTCTCGTTTTTGCCACGTTCCGAAAGTCTGATGTCGAGTAGTAGATAGGAACCTTGGGATGGACGAGGTACTGAGGCAAAGGTTGCGGGCTGAACTACTGGAAGTGGGGTTTCTCAACCAGTGCTGCCTTGATCTCATGGAAAGCATGGAGGCTGAGTTCAGTCTCACTAAGGACCAGCGCGAGTGCATCGAGCAGCTCAGCCGATTTCTACGGGAGGGCATCGGCAAGCTGACCGCTCTGTCTGAACGGGTAGCCGATGGCGATATCGTCGTCCTGTGCTGACCTTTTGAAATTCTTTTGCCGCTGGCGAAACGGTTAGGGCGCGTCATTTATTGCGCAAATCCGCGCCAAATTTCGCGCCGCGCTACAGCAGGCGGAGCCAGGCGAGCGGTGAACGGTGCATGTCGGCCTCGTGCGGTGGGTGGCCAACACTAGGCGAGGGCGGGTCAAGCCGAGCTGAAGAGAATGTGAAGAATTCGTTGAGGCAGCTTCACCCGTCACGCAGGAAGAATCCATAGACCCTGCCGGAGAAGAACACCAGCAACAGCGCCGGATAGCACAGGTAGTGCAGCACCACGATGAGCAGTGCCGCCGGGCTGGGATCGCCTTTCAGCGAGGCGAGGCCGACCAGTAGCAGGTAAAGGATCCCGAGCACTCCGCCATACAGGGCGACCAGGCGCAAGCGCTCGCCCCAGGTCGGCCAGCGCCGCTGCGCGCGGGCGAACCACCAGGCCAGGCCGCCGGCGACCAGCGCGGCGATCAGCAGGCTGGCCGGCAGGCCGCCGAAGCGGACCACCCCGCGCAGCAGCACGTTGAGCAGGATCGCCGCGGCGATCCCGGCCAGGGCGTAGTAACGGATGGGTACGGCAAGGCGGTCGCCCAT